GTATAACCCGTCACAGATCACGGGTCTCTTTAAGTCGACGTCGGCAGGCACGATCGACCAATGGCATTTAGCCCAGCGGTTTACGTCGTTGCCTACTCTTAACTCTACGTTTATTCAGGATACACCTCCTGTTTCACGGGTTGTTGCTGTTGGTGCTGCTGCCAATGGTCAGCAGTTTTTGCTGGATACTTTCTTCGATATTAAGGCCGTTCGCCCAATGCCGTTGTATAGTGTTCCAGGCCTAATTGATCATTTCTGATGAATTGGTTTAATTCTGTAATAGCGCTACTGGGTATTTTTACGGTAGCGCTTTTGATCTATACCTTTTTGTTGAGGTTGTGATGCCTTTAGATGTTGGTTTGGCCATGCTTGGCCAAGGATTAATGGGTTTCGTTGGAGGCGAGCGAGCAAATACTGCCACGCAGGCTTCGTCGCGTGAGCAGATGGCTTTTCAGGAGCGAATGAGTAATACCTCCTATCAACGGGCAGTTGGTGATTTAAAAGCTGCTGGTTTAAATCCTATGTTGGCTTATGGGCAACCTGCGTCAGCGCCTCAAGGCGCTTCGTATCAAGCGCAGAATACGCTTGAGCAGGGTGCTAATGCGTCAGCCCGTGGTATTGAGATGCAATTAATGAAGGAGAAGTTAAATACTGAGAAGGCGACGCAAGCTAATTTAGAGGCGTCGGCTATGCAGGCTAGGTCGGCTGCGATGGTTAATTCAGCTTCAACAGGAAAGATTGAAGCTGATACTGATTTGACAAGAAATCAGATTAGTGAGAGTACTATTCGGCAGGGAATTGAGTCGCCGAAAGTTAAGTATGCAGGTAGTAGAGCTGAAGCGGAATCCCATTTGTCATGGGGGCAAGTTGTTCAGCTTGGTACACAGATTGACGAGTTAGAGCAGCGTATTAGGACTGGGTCCAGTACTGCGGCAGTTAATTATGCGCAGGTTAGTCAGCTTAAAGCGCTGACAGAGAAGGTTGCAGCTGAGACTTCAGATATTAAGAAGTCTCAGGAATTATGGAATAGATTTGAAGCGAGTGGTAAGACCGTACGAGAATTGATGCCAATTCTTGATTTTTTAAGACAGTTAATAAGGAGATAATGTGAAGCCTCCATTTTTGCGTACGCCATACAATTATGATCGTGATGCTGTTTCTGATGAGTCAGGCCTTGCCTGTGATGATCCTACGTTGGCTCAACAGCAATTTAGAGATGAAGCTGACATTAATACAATTTTGGAGCGTTTTGGTCGTACAGGCGAAGTTGTCGTGCCTGTTCGTGCTCCTGAGTTTGGAGATTTCACGGGAGTTGATGATTATCACTCCGCGATGAATATGATTATAGAAGCGCAAAGCGCTTTTGACGCGCTTCCAGCGCGTATTCGTAAGGAATTTGATAACGATGCTGGTGCATTCGTTGATTTTGTTATGGACGAAAATAACCGCGATAAAGCGGTTGAGATGGGGCTGATAGAAGCCCCTAAAGCCATCGTAACGATGGCTGATGTAGCTGCCGAAGGCAGCGCCTAGCACAGTGGTTTACTTGATGTAACTGTGCTAGGTGACACCAACCCCCAGAAGGAGTATATTTATGATGAAGCCTCTAAGTCGTAAGCCGGTCAATAAGTACCGTTCAGCGAAGCGTTTTAAGGGTCATGTCCGTTCTACTAAAGCAGCTAACATGAATGTGAATCCTATGCGTGGCGGATGGCGTTTGTGAGATGCCTTGTTTTAAGCCTCTAAAGGCTTATCAGTGTGCAGATCGGTCTATAGTTTTTGCAGAGCTAAAGCGAAATGACATTGTTAAGTCGTTGGAATTGCCTTGTGGTCAGTGTGTTGGTTGTCGCTTGGAGAGGAGTCGTCAGTGGGCTGTTCGTTGTATGCATGAAGCCAGTTTGTATAAAAACAACTGTTTTTTAACTTTGACATATTCGGATGAGCATTTACCAGATGACTACTCTTTGCATTATGAGGATTACCAGAAGTTCATGAAACGTTTTAGAAAACGTTTCAAGGGTCTGGAGCCGGCAGCGTATGCGGAGTCTCAAGACAAGTTTCCAATTAGGTTTTATATGGCTGGTGAATATGGTGAGCAGTTTGGAAGGCCTCATTTTCACGCATGTATATTTAATTTTGACTTTCAGGATAAGTATCTTTGGCAGAAGACCGAGTCAGGTTCTAAGATTTATCGGTCGGCAGTTTTGGAAGAGTTATGGCCATTTGGCCATTCCAGTATCGGTGAAGTTAATTTTCAGTCTGCTGCTTATGTTGCCCGTTATATTATGAAGAAGGTAACTGGTGGTACGGCAGATCAGCATTACGAAGAAGTTAACATTTCTACTGGAGAGATTACTAGTCGGAGGCCGGAATTTAATAAGATGTCGTTGAAGCCCGGTATTGGTTACGATTGGTATAAGCGTTATAAAACGGATGTGTATCCACACGATTACGTGGTTGTTAATGGTAAGAAGGTGAAGCCACCGAAGTTTTATGACAAGAAGTACGCGGATGATCATCCGTGGGAATTCGACCAGATTTTGTGGGAGCGCGAGAAGGCTGCGCGACTGCGTTTGGAAGATAATACAGATGAGCGTTTAGCGGTTAAAGAAGCGGTGACTGTTGCTACATTGAAAAGGTTGCCACGTAAATTAGCTTAATTTAGGGGATGTTATGAAACAAGTAATTGTTGCAATTAAAGATAGAGCTGCAGATGCTTATATGCGCCCTTGGTTTGTTCCTACTCCTGCTATGGCAGTGCGTAGTTTTATGGATGAAGTTCAGCGCGATGCTGCTGATAATCAGCTTTTTCATCATTCTGATGATTTTGATCTTTACGAACTCGGTTTTTTCGATGATAGTACGGGTCGTATAGAGAGCCATGACGATATGAAGGTTCTTATGCTAGGAAAGCAAGCTAAGTCCTAATTCTCTGGTTTTGACCTTAAACCTCCCTCGCCGACTGAAGTCTAGTCGGTGAGGAACACGCGAAGCGTGTATGACTTGGAGATGATATGCATCGCAATAAGTCGGTGGACATGCACAAGTTTGCCATGATCCCCAAAGCCGATATTCCTCGATCGGCGTTCAAGATTCAGAAAACCCACAAGACAACATTTGATGCTGGTTTTCTTGTTCCTATTTATGTTGACGAAGTTCTTCCCGGTGATACGTTTAATCTGAAGATGACGGCATTTGCCCGTCTTGCTACTCCCATCACACCTGTGATGGATAATATGCATTTGGATTCGTTTTTCTTTTTTGTTCCTAATCGTTTGGTTTGGGACAATTGGCAGCGTTTTATGGGCGAGCAGCCCAATCCCGGTGATTCGATTAGTTTTTTAGTTCCTCAGCAGGTTTCTCCTGCGTCTGGTTACGCAGTGGGTAGTTTACAAGATTACATGGGACTCCCCACCGTGGGTCAAGTAGGTGCGGGTAATACCGTCTCCCACTGCGCTTTTTTCACACGTGCTTATAATTTGATTTGGAATGAATGGTTCCGTGATCAGAATTTGCAGACGGCAGCTGTGGTAGACAAGGGCGATGGCCCTGACGCTACGCCAGCCGCAAACTACGCTTTGCGTAGGCGTGGCAAGCGTCATGATTATTTTACGTCTGCTTTACCGTGGCCTCAAAAAGGTCAGTCGGTTAGTCTTCCGTTAGGTTCCAAGGCTGTCATTAAGACTGATACGATTGCTGGTTATGGGCAACCGTTTGGTTTGAAGGATTTTGCTGGTAATAACCGCGGTTTGTATACTGACAATAGTGTTCAAGCTTATGCGTATATGACTGGTAGTGTTGCTAATGATCAGTTGATGTATGCGGATTTGTCGACCGCAACAGCTGCTACTGTTAATCAGTTGCGTCAGTCGTTTCAGATACAGAAACTTCTTGAAAGGGATGCCCGTGGCGGTACTCGTTACACTGAAATTGTTCGTGCTCACTTTGGTGTTATTAGCCCGGACGCTCGTTTGCAGCGCCCTGAGTACCTTGGCGGTGGTTCTGCTCCCATTACTGTTAATCCCATTGCCCAGACGTCTGGTACGTCGGCCTCTGGTACTACTACTCCTTTGGGTAATCTCGCAGCTATGGGCACTGGACTCGCCCATGGTCATGGATTTACACAATCGTTTACGGAGCATGGTGTAATTATTGGGTTGGTTTCTGTTCGTGCAGACCTGACCTATCAACAGGGTCTGCGTAAGATGTGGAGTCGTTCAACTAGATACGACTTTTATTTTCCGGCGTTCGCACACTTGGGCGAACAGGCGGTTCTTAACAAAGAGATTTATGTTACCGGTGCGGCTGCAGATAACGACGTTTTTGGATATCAAGAGCGTTGGGCGGAATATCGGTATAACCCGTCACAGATCACGGGTCTCTTTAAGTCGACGTCGGCAGGCACGATCGACCAATGGCATTTAGCCCAGCGGTTTACGTCGTTGCCTACTCTTAACTCTACGTTTATTCAGGATAC